CCCTGGATCACCGCCAGTTCGACGGCCCGCGTCAACGCCTCCTTCGCCCCCCGGTCCAGCCGCCACAGCCGGTCCGACAGCATCAACCCATCCGCCGCCACGAAATTGCGCGTCAACGCCAGCGCCTCGGTCGCCACCCGCATCGAGGCGGATGAATCCAGCACCACCGCTGCCGCGCCGCTCGCCGCAGCCTCGCGCAAGCCGGCATCGATTACCCCGTTGCGTACCGCCGCCAGGTTATCGACCACACCATCCACCTGCGCCAGCACCGAACGCAGCTCGTTAAGCCCCACCGACCCATCCGCCCCGCCCGCCCGCGCAATCGCCGCCCGCAGGTTCTCCGCCGCCGCCCCGTACAACCGCGCCAGCTCCTCGGCCCCCACCGCGTCCAGCGCCTCCAGCGCCTTGCGCGCCGCCAGCGTCGCCCGGCGAATCTGCGCCCGCTCCGCCGTCGCGCTCACGCCGCCACCTCCAGCGTCGCCCGCTCGATGAAGATATGTCCCAGACTCGTCGTCGCAGTGAATTCCAGCACGTAATACACCCCGGCCACGCCGTCATGCACCGTCTGCCAGATCGTCGTCCCCTCGATTGCCGCTGCCCCGTCCAGAAGCGCCGCCGGGGTCGCATCGGTTTCGCGCAACACCGTCGCCGTCACCGCCGCCGTCGCAATCGTCTCGCCAGCCGCCAGCAAGCGCACGAAATCGACGCCAAGACGCACCCGCTCGCCCGTTTTCTTGTCCGAGAATTCCACCTTAACTCCTCACCAGATACCGCCGCCGCGCCGACGCCAGCAACCCCGTCCGCCGCGCCTCGAAAGCCAGCCAGCGCCCGGCCGCCACACTATCGCGCACAGGCTCGGGCACCAGCCGCCAGCGCCGCCCAGCCGCCTTGCGCGCCTCGCTCCACGCCAGCGCCGTGCTGCCGAAATCGAACGCACCCGGCGAAAACCCCGAAACCGCAAACGCCGAAGACGAAAACGCCGCCATCAAGCCCCCCGCCACAAATCGCCGGCCGTCCCGTTGCCGGTGATCGTCGATCCGTTCATCTTTTTCGCGTCGACCGGGATCGTCGTCGCGTTCAGCACCGCCAGCACCTCGGCCGCAATCTCGGCAGCACTCGGCCCGCTCGCGCCGCCCGTGGCAATCCCCTGCGCCTGCACGGGCACGGTCGACCGCACGTTGACCTGGTAATTGCCCAGGGTGCGCACGAAGGGAATGCCGCCGCCCTCGACGAACAGGTTGCCGGAGACATCGAGGTCATGGTCGGACTCCATCGGCCGCACGCGCCAGGCGCCCTGCAGGAAGAAATAGGGCGGAATTGACAAGCCGCCGCCCAAATCATCGCCGCCAACTTGACGAAAAACCGCGCCGTACTTGACATTGTCGGACAGCGCCAGCCAGTCGGCCGAGCGGCTGTACAGCTCGGTGGCGGTTACGCTGGCGCTATCGAGGATGATCCGCTTGGTCGACGGATCGAAGGTGATGGGCATCAGGCATAGACCCGATCTTGTTCAGCGACCAGCGACAGCGAAATTCCCTTCGACCGCGTCAGCGTGCCGGTGGCGACGGCGAACTTCCCGCTGCCGGGCTTGATGCCGATCAGGGTCACCGCCTTGTCGGTGCCGGCCGTGCCGCCCAGGGCGTCGTTGTCGTAGTCGAAGTCGAAGCCGATCGAGGCGGCGCTGATGGTGCCGGCGATGTCGACCCCGGAAGCATTCTTGACCGTGATCGCGCCCGACTCGCCGTAGTCGTTGCCGGCGCCGGCCGGGGCGCTGTACATAAGGCGATAGGCCGATCCGGCACCGACCAACACGCTGTTGAAGCTCATGGTGCCGGCGGCAGTGTAGGGGTTGGTGCGCTTGGTGCCGCCGTCGTCGTAGAACTCGATGCGGTTGCTGTCGGCGGTCTGGATATTGTCGATATAGACCGAGTTCGACGTGACCAGCGTGTCGCCGACGAAGGCCAGCAGGTCGGACTGAATCTTGCCGATCTTGCTGCCCGCCGTGCCGCCGGTATTGATGTCGGTGCCCTGGCGCAGCAGGTACTGCACCTTGGCGTAGATTTGCTCGAGCGTGGCCCCGTTGCCGGCGATGATGATCTTGAAGTTGCACGAAACGCTGTTGATCGTCCGGCTCTGGTTCGCGGTGTAATAGGCGACCGTGATGCCGGAGTACGGGGCGCCGGCCATTGCGGCGTCGCCGGTGGCCTGTACCGCGCCGAGCAGGCCGAGAATCTTGAGGTCGTCCTCGTTCGAAATCAGGAAGTTCTGCTTGTTGGCGCCGGTCGCCGTGGCGCCGGTATCGGCCAGCACCGAGGATTTGAACTTTTTCCCGTACTCGCGGCAGAAGGTCTTGGCGTAGGTGCGCTTGTCGAAATTGCCGTGCGTGGCATCGCCGAAGACCTTGATCCCGGCGTTGAACTGGTCATCGAACGGGAAATTGGTAGGCGCATCCGTGGTCCCCAGGTGGTAATACGGCTGCGCGCCGCTGTTGACCGCACCGAGACCGACGAAGCCGGAGAACTGCTGCAACAGCACGCCGGCCGCCGAATACTCGGACCAGCCGCCGTCACGGAGCATGTTGCGCGAGGCGTTGCTGTCGGTGTCGCTGAACTTCCAGCCGGAGAATGTGCTGCCGTCGGTGCCGATCTGGAACTGGCCGGAGAGTGCATCGATGGCGTAGCAGGGAAACGGCGAATCCTGATAGGTCGAGGTCGCCCACAGATCGACCAGCTTGGAATAAAGCGCCTGCCAGGTGACGCCGTCCTTGGCCACAAGGTTGCCGGCGACGTTGAGGGTGATGATCCGGCCCGGCTCGTCGATGGTCAGTTCAGTGCCGACGTTGAGCGAGGCTTTGCTGGTGATTTTGGCCATGGTTGCGGCTCCTTATGCGTAGTTGCGGTCGGCGGTCAAGCTGACGGGAATGCTGGAATCGTTGGCGGCGAGCGCCAGGTTGCGGATATAGAACGGCACGTAGCCCGGCTTGATGAAGCCGACATCGACGTTCTGTGCCCCGGAATAGGTGTATCCGTAGCTGGTGGCGCCGAGGCTGTCTTTCTGGTCGAGGATCGTGCTGGTGCCGGCGGTCAGGACCACGGCATCGCAGCCCGTGGGCAGGCCGGTGAAGGTGACGGTATTTACGTCCAGCGGATACTGGTAATCCTGCGCCGTCGTCGTGCTGTTGGTCAGCACGTAAACCGAGGTGATCGCCGTCGTGTTCGTGGTGCCGGTGGTGATCTTGATGCGGAGCTTGAAGCCCTTGCTGGCGTCGATTCCGGTGATGCCGGACAGCGCCGTGCCGAGCTGCGCGGCGGTCGATCCGGACGTGAGCGTGCTCCAGCCGGCGCCGTCGTTCTTGTCGATCTGGTAGCCAAAGGTGTAGTTGCCCACCGTGCCGCCGGCCATGACCAGGGCGGAATTCTGGAAGCTGGTGTGACCAAGGATGTATTTCGGCGTCTCGAAAGTCGCCGTCATGCCGATGGTCGGCATGTATAGACCGCCGGCCGAAGTGAAGGCGGCGCCGCCTGATAGCGTTACCTGCGCCGTCGTCAGTGCCGTAGGTTCGTTCATGACCACGGCGATGCGACCGGCGGTCGTGCTGGTGAAGTAATCCAGCCAGTGCGTACCGTAGATCGAAGTCTGCGCCGTCAGCGCCTTGGTCGTGCCGAGGCCCTTCTGCGTCAGGTTGAGCACGGCGGACACGTCGGCGGCGTCGGCGTAATCGCCGAACACGCTCTCCATCAGCAGGCCGTTCGATGAGTTGTCGCCGGTCATGATGCCGGTCCGTGTGTTGGAGCAATAGACGCGCTGCACCTTGGTATTGATCGCCGCCGCAGCCGCGACCAGCGTGAAGATCAGGCCGGTCGCGTTGGCACTGCCGAGGCTCAACGGCGCGGCGCGCGTGCCGATGTTGCGAATCTTGGTGTTCGTGCAGCCGGCGACGCCGAGCGAGAACAGCGCGGTGTACGGGTGCGTGTTGGTGACCGGCATCGTCAGGCCGCTGATTGTCACATTCAGGCAATTGGACGTGAGCAGGAAGGCCGTGCACGGGTTCGATGTCCCGGTCGTGCCGGACACCTGCCCGATGTAGATCGTGTCGGTGATCGTGACGTTGGTGCAGGTGACGAGCGAAAACTGCCCGTCGATCATGCGCAGCGTGTCGAACGTGGTGTTATTGACTCGCGTCGCGGTGATGCTGACCGGCAGCGTGTGCGCCCGCAGCGCGGCGTAGCGCGTTTCCATGCGGGTGAAGGTGAATCCGTCGCAGTCGGTCAGGATGACCGAGGTCGAACTATTGGCCGCCGTGGCGACGCGCTGGAATCGGCAATCGGTGAATGTTCCGCCGGCAAAGCAGAGCGTCATCGTCAATGGCGCGGCGACCAGCGCGGTCGTCGGCTTGTTGCCAACCCCGACCTTGCTCCAGGTCATCGGCGTGGCGATCTCGGACACCAGAACGGCATCGACGAAGCCGGAATTGCTGACGTTGCACGAATACGCCTGCGAGGCGGAGAGATACCAGGCGAAGTTGCCCTTGTCGATTTCCAGCACCCCGCCGCCGGTGCACGTGAAATCGTAGCGGGTGGCGATGGTGGCGTTCGGGATGACGTTGGCGGTGCGCGCTGCCGTGGTGTTGTTCTCGAAGAACACGTTGGGCACGACGACCTTGCGCCCGCTGGTCGGCGTGTGGCCGTTGGTTGCCGCACCGCTGTTACCGATGCGCACGAGGCCGGTATTGTCGATCCACACCACCTTGCCGCGATCGGCTTCGGTTCCAGTCGTCGTCACGATGCCGGCGTTCGGCCAGAATTCGTAGTCGGCCTGGCCGGCGGTGGCTTCGATGAAAACCCCGGCCAGATAACGGAGCGTGCCGTTGTTCGGGCATTGCAGGGTCTGGTTGCTGGCGCCCGATGTCGTGCCCAACTCGAACCATTCGCCGGTGACGCGGAAGGTGCCGAGGCGATTGGCGTTGATCGTGCCGGCCTCGTCGCCGTTCACTTCGATGAAGCCGCGGATCGCCGCGCCGTTGGCGGTGAGCGTGAAGCCGGCATAGGTGCCGCTGCTGATCGTGCCCGGCGTGCCGCTGGCGTTGGTAACCTTGAGCCAGCCAGATGCACCAGTCGTCGCAGGGGCAACGGTCAGCGAGGTATAGATGCCGATCGTGTTGCAGGTGACGCCGCCGATGGTGATCTGCGTGCCGAGTGTCAGCGTTCCCGAGCCGCCGGTAAACGGGATCATCCACACCTTCGTGCCGTCGATGTGGATTTCGCCGCCCTTCGAGGCGTTGATCGTCAGGTTGCCCCAGGTGGTGCTGGTGGTGCCGGACAGGCCGTAGCGGCTGTCCTGGTCGATGGTCAGCTTGAAGCCGTTGGTATCGACCGTATCGCCACCCGAGCGCGCGGTCGCCACGCCCCAGATGCCGGCGGTGCCGACATCGCGGAGGGTGGCGTTGGCGGCGAGGGTGTAGGCGGTCATTCAGGCAGGTCCGTCTCGATCTGCGTCGCGCGGACGATGTTGCCCTGGCTGTCGCGCACAACGGCGGTTTCGGTCTTGCGCGCCGGCAAAGTCACTTGCACGGCGGCGGGTTTGACTTCGTTCGTTACATTGACGGTCGGCGGAGGCACCTCGGCGGTGAAATTAACGGTTGGGGCCGGCTGTTCCGGCACCTCGACCAGCGGGGCGCCCGCAGAAAAACTCACCCGCTTGTTTTCGGGAAGAAGTGATCCGCCAGCGCCTGCTCCTTGGTCGCCCAGCGCCGAACCGCCACGATCCGATAATGCGTCACGATGTAATGCCCTGAAAAAGCCAGAACAAAGTCGTCCTTTGTCCATCGCCGCCCCTTGGGTGGGCGATACTCGATTGACCGGAAGCGGCGCAGACCGAGCCTTTCGGAATGCCCGAAATGCGGAATCAGCCCGTAGAACGCATGCGACCGGCGTATCCACACATAGGTTTTCCCGGACGCCGCCAGCCATAGCCACATGGCGACGATCCAGCAATTGAGGCGGGCGCGGGTAGTCATTCATCTCTCAGTATTTCCAATGCTCGTCATTTCGCGTTCAGTATCTCGGTTTTTCGCTGCGAACCGTAGGACGTTCCGAGGAAAAACCCTGTGACCGACCCAAGCACCAGGCTGATGATCGAAGACACCACCATCGCCCTGATGTCATTCGTCCAGCCGGCCCCGAACAGGACGGCCGCCACCACCATATAGACCAGGGGGATCAGCGCCGCAGCCACCCAAATCGCCGGCGACCGCCAAGGGGCAGCCGAATCGCTGGCCATGGCATTCGCCTTGCGCGCCCCCTCGATCCCGCCGCCGCCGGCCTCGCCCGTCAGCGCGAACCAGTTGCTTTCCACCGCATCCGAAAACTCTTTGGCCGCCTCCGGTTCGGCCTGCAGCTTTCCAACCGCACCCTCCACGGTAGTCTCGCCAGTGATCTGCTTGGCAATATCGGCCACCGCCTCGGCGGCCTCCGCGTTCTTTTCGCTTTGCGCGCCCGATCCAAACAGGCGGATCAGCGCTGGCGCGGCCTGAACAAGCGCAGGAATTGCTGCTGCAATGAACGGAGCCATTGGGGCACCTCCGGATTCGTTGGGGGAAAAGGGGCGACCGCCGCAGCGTCCTCCTGCTTCTTTGTTCGCTCGGCGAGAAACGCCAGGCACTTCGCCAGCGACTTCGTCGGCTGGCCGTAGGGCGAGCCGGGCAAAGACGCCCATTCGCGGTTGCATCCTTCGATTGCGCGCTCCCAATCACCGTCCAGCACATGACCCAGCGCCGCCCGGCGGTCGACCAGAAACACTGCCGCCTTGTCCTGCGAAAAAGCGGAAAAGTCCGGCAGGTCAAGCGCCAGCCGGCACTCATCCCATGTCCGCGCAAGAAACTGATACGCCCCGGCCGCCGTACTGGTAATCGGCTTGCCGCCCAGCGTTCGCGTAATCGCCCGGCGCGGATGATCCTGCATGGACGCAAAGCGCTCGCCGCCGAACAGCGTTTGGTAGCCGGCCCCCTCGGTGAACCGGATCAGCGCCAGAAACGCCTGCACGTTCCGGTGCTTGAGGATTTCCGCATAATCCTTCATAAATTGATATGTCCCCTGGCCCACACCACGAACGCCCAGGCCGCCCCGATCAGCGAACAACCCCAGATCACGACGCGACCCAGAATCTTCGACCCGTTCAGCACACTGATCAGCTCGTCAATCGACGGCTTAACCTGGGCCTCCAGCGCCATGTGCGTATCCAGCCGCCCGGTCAGCGCGCCCTGGCTGCGCCTGATCTCGTCCAGCGTCTTGTCCTGGTGATTCAGCCTCTGGATGATGATGTTCATCAGTTCGTCACTCATGCCGCTTCCCGGTCGTGTTATTCACCTTTACCCCGATCCTACCGCCCGTTTCCGGGCAATTCACGGGGCGTCAATCGTTCGCAATGCTCGTCGCGCTCTCGCCCTTCGGCGCGTTGCCCGGCGTGATCTTCACCGCCCCCGGCGGCGCGATGCCGCCCACCGCGCCGGGGTAGGGGTCGCCCCGCTCGATCTCGGCGTCGAGGCGCTCGCGCACCTTCTCGGCGTTGAACCCCATGTCCTCGAAAATCATGTCGCTCGGCATGCCCAGCGCCTTCCACTTCAGCAGCCGGTCCACCGTCTGGTTCGGCGTCTCGGTGCGCCGCTCGGCAAAGGCAATCTCGAACTCGCCGGGGTCGGCCACCATCCCCTTCAGCAGCAACTGCAGCCGGAACCCCTCGCTGTAAGCGAAGGCCAGCGTGTCCTGGAACACATCCACCTCCTCGTAGTAGTCCCGCTTCAGGTCTTCGAGGATGTCGCGCGCCAGCCCGTCTGTGTAGCCCATCAAGCCCTTGGGCAGCGGCGACCCGGCAAAGAAGGTATCCAGCAGATGCACCACGTCGCCGATGTCGCCCAGCGTCGCGTCGCCCTGCACCGCGCTCACCGCGCCCTTCTTGTTCGAGTAGAAATCCGTCGTGATCTCGCCCTTCGTCGCCTCGGTCTGCGCCCGGTACGCCTCCAGGTCGCCGGCGCTCGCCCCCTCCAGCACATGCGACAGGCGCAGCGGCGCCCGCTGCCGGCGGCGGATCACCAGATCCTCCTCGGTCATCCGCAGCTTGCGCCACACCTCGCGGCTCGCATCGAGGAACGGCCGCCCCATCGCCCCCACATCGTCGAACGAATCCGGATCGAAGCGGCACAGGAACAACTGCCACAGCGGGAAGCCGACCAGCTTGCTCCCCGTCATCACGTCGATCTGCCAGTAAGCATCGCGCACATCCTTGAAGCGGCCATCTGCATCCACGTTCGGCAGGATCGTCTCACTCGGCATGCGCACCGCCGCCACCACGTTCAACTGATCGTCGATCACCCACTGCAGCGGCAGGTTGCCCTCCATCGCCAGCCCGCGCGCATCCGATTTCAGCTTCTCGACGCGATGCAGTTGCAGCCGCCGCGCGAACGCCTCCCACTCCGCCACCAGCGAGCGCTTCGGCGCCGTCTGCGTGAACACCAGCCCGCCCTTCACCGTATCGCGGGCAATCCGTGAATGAATCCGCCGTACCCGGCCGTCCAGCCGGTCCATCTCGCGCACATCGAGAATCGCCTGGCGCACCTCCGGATCGACCCACATCAGCCGATACAGGTACTTCAGCGAATTCTCCGGCGTCGCCCGCCGGCCCTGCTCGCTGTCCCGCACCGCCGGGCTCGCCTGCCCGTTCGGCGTCGAGCCCGCCACGCCCCGCAACTTCGCCCAAATCTCAGCCAGCCCCATGATCCACCCCTTCAATCAGGCGAACGCTCTCCACCGCCCGCCAGCCATCGATCAAACCTTCCGCGTACAAACCCCTGAAGAACGGCAGCATCTCCGGCAAATGCGCCTCGACCAGCCCCTTGTTCTCCGCCACCCGCGCCGACTGCGCCGCGCTCAACGGCGGCAGCGGCAAGCATTTTGTTGGCGTCACCGAATTGGTCGCCGTCTTTCCCTTGGCCCCGGCGTAGGTCGCGCTCACGCCGCCACCCCCAGCCCGATCAACCCCGCATTCGCCGCACCGCCCAGCAAAGCCTCGCGCGTCACGCTGCGCCGGCCGATCACCGTCGGCGCGTCCTCCTGTCCGCGCGTCACCAGCGCCCACACCGCCGCCATCGCCGCATCGAACAAGTCATCGCCCTGCTTCGGGTCAGCCATCTTGAAACTGCTGTAATCCGCCTTGGTCGCCTCCGCCTTGATGTTCCCAAGCTGGCGCACGAAAGCCCGCCAGTCGTCCAGCTCGGGCGACTGGTCGAATTCGTCGAAGTAGGCAATCGCCGCCTGCCCGTTGTGGAACGCCGCGCGCAGCATCGACGCCATGCTGTGTTTCGTCATCCCGCCGAAGCGGATCGGCGAGAACGGCCAGCCCGGCCAGCTTGAGGCCGTGCTCGCCCCATCGTTGATCGTCCGCCGGTCGATAGCCGTCAGCCCGTGCGCGAACAGCCGGTCGTTCAGCGTCGTCAACATGCCCAGCCCGTAGGCATCGCCCAGCGCGTAATCAGGCAGGAAGAATTCCCACAACCCGACCAGATCGCGCTCCACCACCCGGTCATCCATCCCCGCCGGCCACGTCCGAACGAAGATCACGCACATGAAATTGCCGATCTGCTCCATCACCACCAGCGCCGACTTCGAGGCAGTGGCGCTTTCGCCATGTCCAGAATGGTCGTAGCCAAACGAGATCAGGCCGCGCTTGCGGTACTTGGCCCCCGGCAGCGGCCCGGCCGGCACCAGCCCCGCCTGTAAGCCAACAGCCAGCGCCTTGCGGATGTACTTTTCCCAAATCCAGTTCTGCGACGCCACGTTCTTGCACAGGAACTGCCGTATCCATTCCCCCTCCGTCTGCTGCTGGCGCATCGAATCCGCCCACTCGCGGTTCAGGATGCCCAATTCAATGCCCAGATAGACGTCGACCGCCGGCAGCAAGTGGTATTCCCCGGTATCGATCAGCCCCTGCAGCACGTCGGCGCCCTTGAACACCCCCGTCATGCGAATCTGCGGCTTGAACTGCTTGGCATCCGCATCCACCCCCAGCCGGCGCTGCGCCCCGAGCATCGGCAGAAAGCGCGACAGCAGCCGGTCCTGCGGCATGTCGTCGGTTTCCTCCAACGAGGCCACGGTAATCGCCTCGCCGTCGATCTGGCTCATGATCCCGAACGCCCCGCACCTCGAACCGTTGTACAGCGCGTAGCCCGTGTCCTTCAGTTGCCGCCGCCCGTTGCGATAGCCGACAAAGCCCGCCAGGATCGGCGAGCGCCGGATCGCCTCGATGTGATAGTTCAGGTTGTTCTGCGACTGCTGCAGACGCGGCGCCACAATCCCCTCCTCCTGCGCCGGCGTCGTCGCCAGGTGCTTGAGGCAATACATCTCCTTGATCGCCGTCTTGCCAGTCCGCCGGCACGACACATCCACCGTATTCGGGTGCGCGTCCATCTCGATGCACTTCAAAATCTGCACCGGGTCCAGCGTCACGTTATGCACATGCTTGTGCCACAGCCCATGATCGTGCGCGTAGCGCATCACCTCTTCCTCGGCACGGGAAGCCACGGTGATGCGCTGGGCGGCTGAGAGGCGGGTCATAAATCGCTCGACAACCCCGATGGGAAAGCAACGGCAATCGGAACCGCCTTCCCGGCAACAATCTTGTAAGTGGTAATAGCACCCACCGTCAGGCGGACCATCTTGAATTCATCGCCTTCATCGAAGTCGCCGAATTCCTCTCCGCTCGCAACGGCGGCCTCAACCGATTCGTAACGTGCATTCCATTCATAGTCAGGAACAAAGATGTCCATCACGAACCCACCACAGAACCGCCTGGCTCCCAGACAAATTCCGCCACCGGGCGATGCTTCTGGCAATGAACGCAGTAGGTTCCGCCATAGAACTTCGGATCGCGGGCATAGGTTTCCGCCAGCGCGAAATTCATCGTTGTCACACCGCCGCATTCGTTGTGCTTGTAGCTTAGGCGTACTGGCCGAACCAATCCCTTGGCCCGCTCCTCTTTGCTGAGAATCAGATAAGCCTCGGCCTGCGGCTGGGGTTCGTCATCGTTGCCATGCGTCAGGCGCGGATCGTTCGGATTCATCGTGAGGCTCATTGCTTCTTGCTCAGCTTGAAGTTGAAAGCCCCGTCTTTGACGCTAAACGCCAACAGGTCGCCGCCGGTATCGTCCATCTCGGCCAGCGGAATACTCACCGTCGGGCCAAGCCGCTTGATCAGCACGATCAACAACTGGTCTTTGAAGTTGTCCAAAACTTCCGCATGCACCGGCGCTGCCGGCCTTGCCAAATCAATTCCCTGTCCCATCTCACCCTCCGTTCTGCTGCTGGTAATCAATCAACACCGGGTCTTTCGCCTTCGCCGCATTGGCCCGGTTCATCATCGCGCCCAGGTCTTCCAACGCCTTGACCTTGCGCTCCTCAAACTCCAGCGCCGATTCGCGCGCCTCGCCGTCGTCCTTCAGCTTGCCCAGCGTCGCCGCCTCGTCCTCGCCCTGCTTCGGCGTCATCGCCAGATCGTGCAGCGAGATGCCCATCCGCGTGATCAGCTCCGACACCGGCCGGAATAGCGGGTGCGCCACCACATCCGTGACTACGCACTTGCGCCCGTTCTCGTCGAAATACTCGACCACCAGGCAATTGCCGTTCTTGTCCACGTAGGTCTTCGGCACCTGCAGCGTCACCCCGTCGCCGATGATCTGGCGCAGGCATTCGCTCACCGTCGCCATCAGCGCCGCGTGGAAGTCCGCATAGATGCCCATCAGGTGCTTCGGGTTCTTCTGCTCGAAAGCCGCACGATGCTTCATGAACAGCACCGTCTGCTTCTCGCAGCACGGCTGCGCCTTGCACCAGGCGCGGTCGACCTCGCAATTGCGGCAAAAACTGTAGCCGTCCGGCTTCGACGGGAAATACGTTGCCACCTTGGCATTCAGCCCGTGCTTCATCCCGTTGAACCGCGTGCGCAGCGCTTCCTCCGGCGTCGGGTGGCCGATCAGGTTCTCGCGGCAGCGCGCCTTGCCTTCCGCCGTGCGCGGCCCGGTGCAGTTGCGCCAGGCTTTCATCGCCGCCCGCGCCCAATGCGCCTGGGGCGCCTCTGCCCCGCACTCGCACGGGTGGTAGTAGAGCCACGGATGCACGTCGTCATCCTCCGGCGCCGCCTCGACGCGCGCCGGCGGCCGCTCGAACGTGCTTTTGCACGCCTTGCAGCGAAAAACGACCGTCTTCAACTGTGATTCTTCAGCCATCACCCGACTTTGGCCGCATCAGCCACGCGAAAAAAGGGGAGAGAGAAACAAGGCCGGCGCAATGTTTATCGCGCCGGCCCATCCACGGGCCAGTCCTCCCCGTGGCGATTACCGTCCCGGCACATTCCCCGGACGGCCGGGGTTGCCCCGCAAGGGGAGGAGATCGCCGTTTCCGGCCCCGATGTGCCATCGGGAACATGCTACCCAACATTAATTCTGTCTTGCCCTGTCCAGCACCACTTCGGCGCAGCCGTCCAGCTTGGCGAACAGCGCCGGCCAGCCTGCCTCGGCAATGCCCATCAACTGCAGCGTCGCCGGGATCGCCGCATGGTCCAGCCCGACCGGCGCCCCGCTAATCGGATGCAGACGCCACTGGCGCTTGAGCCTGAAGAACACCGTCAGCACCTGCTCGTTCGCCGGCCACACCCCGAATACCACCGGCGCCGGTTCGCCCTGGGCATCAATGAAGGCCAGCGCCTCGGCCTCGCTCACCCCGAACCGCACCAGATCGCCGATCCGCTCCCCCTCGTCCTCGGTCCCGCCGCGCAGCCAGTGCCGCACGGCGCCGATCAGTTTTTTTCCAGCGCCCCGATCAGTTCGCCCTCGAACGCGGCAAAAATCGCCTTGCCCGAACGTGGGTAATTCTTGACCAGTTTGGTTAATGCTTCCGCCGAGAAAGGCGCATTGATGTTCTCGCCCTCCCAGCCATCGACGAAGCGCAACAGAAAAACATCCGTCGCCTCGCCCGCCTCGCGGCTCGCTTTCAACATCTCGAAAAACGCATCGCTGTCCATGTGCCGGAAGCGGAAGCGCACCACCACCGGCGCGCCACCCGGCACCGGCAAGGCCACCGGCACCACGAACGTGGGGTTCGGCTCGATCTGAAAAATATCCTTGCTCATAGCGCGGTGATCTTGATTTCGTCATTGCCCGTGGAAGGCCCGAACACCAGAGAACAGCCCATCATCGCAATGCCGTCCTGGTCCTGATACTTCGGCGTCAGCAGTTGCACATTCGGCGCGTCGATCTGGAACTTGTTACCTCCCGTCGTGCCGTGGATCAACTGCAACGCGCCGGTCGTGATGTTCTTGATCGACGTCCACCAGTCCTTCGTCGCCACCGTCACCGCTTCCATCAGGATATTGCCCACCGGCTTGCGGTCGGTAATCAGCACCTCGCCCATCGCCGCGCCGATCAGCTCGCGGAAAATCACCTGGTTCGCCATGTCCGCCGTCAGGCTATGCACTCGCCCGGCGTAACCGTGCAGTGTCAGCGTTGGCGTATTGGTGCGATTGACCGCCAGCGGCTTCTGCCACGCCGTCAGAACCACCGTCGGCGCCGCGCCATCCGTCACTGTATTGAACAGCCCGGTGAACGAAAACTTCATTGCCGGCCGCCCATCGCGCGTGAAGTCGAAAGTCACCGTTCCGCGCGCCCCGGTCAGTTTGTGCAGCACGCCGTCCAGGTTGAAATAGATTGTCACCGACTCGAAAGCGCTGGAAACCGGCGAATATTCGACCTTGACCGCCGCCGAAATCGTCTCGGCAAACGCACAGGCCCGCAGCAACGGCCCCCAGGCTGGAGGTGTCCCGGCCGCGCCTGAACCCGCCGCCTCGATGGTGAAATCAACCTTCGAGAACAACCCCGTCGGCAACTGCTCGTTGCTGCCCAGGTAGGGCCGGATGTTGTCCCGATCCACCGTCTTCATTTCCATCGGCCCCAGATCGAAATCCGAGAACAGCACGGCATTCGCCGCCCCGGTCGGCGTCGGGTCGGTGCCATACACCGACTCGATCTTGGCGAGTAACGAGCCCTTACGCTTCAGCAGTGCCATTTTCTTGCTCCTTTACAGGTTGATCCATTGCCGGCGCAGTCCGCTCCACCAGCACCCGCTTACCAGTCGCCGGATCGACGACATAACTGCCGCCCAGCCCGCGAAATTCGTCCAGCAACTCGTCTATCGTCTTCTTGCTCACGTACACACCTCCCAATCCATCGCAAACCAGCCATACGGCGCCTCAAGCTGCCCGGAAAACCGCGTCTCCAGTAGGTCGACCGCGCTCACCGGCAGGATTCCCTTCAGGTAATCCTTCACCGCCTCGGCGAATTCAAACTCCGCATCCTCAACCGCCGACGGCAAAGAACCCTCGGCCAGCTTCAACTGCCCGACCACCACCAGCGCCAGCTTGCCCAGGTCCGCCTCGCGCCCCCGGTAATTCGCGTACTGGCTTTCCCGGCTCGAAACCAGCGTCAACACCCCGGCTTCCAGATCGACCTGCATGCGCTGGTCGAAATTCAGCAGGTCACGCGTCACCGTCCGCGTCGGCAGCGCCGCCTGCAGGTCATCGCGCAACAGGTTCAACGCCTCATGCAACCGCATTGCCGCCCCCGTTGATCTGCGCCACCGCCTCGCGCATCGCCGCGTTGGCCAGTTCCACCACGCGCGGTTCCTTGGCCACGAAAGTCGGCTGCATGAACGGCTGCGGCTGGATGCCCTGCCGCTTGATCGCCCGCGCAATCACGAACTCCAGCCGCCCTGCCGCCGCCTCGCTGACCCGCAGCTTGAGTTTGATCCACGCCAGCAGCGAACCCTTCGGCGGCATGCGCCGCATCGGCATCCGCCCACCCTCGACGAACGGCGCGTAATTGACCCCCGGCGTCACGAACCAGTGCAACGGGCTCACCCGCTGCGCCCGGATCGAGTTGGTCAGGGTCGAAAACGCCTTCGGCGCCAGATCCCGCGCCTCGCGCGCCACCTCATTCGCCCCGCGCTCCAGCGCAAAGCCCAGCATCCGCTCGACCGTGGCCGGCGCCTTGGCCAGCGCTTCCCGCGCCGCCTTGTCGTCGTAGCGAACCTCGATCCTCACCGCGCCGCCCTTTCCGCGAATTCCTTGAGCAGCGCCTGGTACAGCACCGCCGGATGCCCGTTGCGCGGGGCGTTCGAGATTCCGTCGCGCAGCGCCACCGGCTTCGTGATGTTGCGCAGCGCCAGTTCGCGGCAGCATTCCGCCTGCGCCCGCAGCAGCAGCAAGCCGCGCGAAGTCGCCGGCAGCGTCGTGTCGGCGTCCGCCTCGGCAACCGTATGCTCGGCGAAGTAGTAAAACTTGTAGGCGCTGCCGAGCAGCGCGATCTGCTGCGCCGTCGGCGCCGGCACCAAAACGAGGACATCCTCGCAATGGATCACGTCCGGCAGGCGGCCTGGGTAATTCTTGTCCCACGGCGAAACCGGCGCCGTGACGCCCCACAGCGCCATCTTGAAGCGCAGGAAATCGGCGGGCGCCGCGTATTCCGCCTGCCCGGCAACCAGCGTCAGCGTCCCCACCAGCGTGCGGCCCGTCGTCGCGCCATACACCCCGAGATCGTCCGCCGCAATATCCAGACAGCGGTCGAAATCCTCCGGGTCGGCCAATACCGATGCCGAATCGTGCAGGCTGGCCTTGAGGTCGGCCCGCAGATCGGCGCGGCTCATCGTCCCCGCCATTTAAGCCTCGCCACCCTCGGAATCGGCAGCCCTGGCCTCGGCCCGGCGCAGCCCCTCCTCGGCAATCGCCGCCAGCACGCCCTTGCGCGCCTTGCCGGCCAGCTCCAGCGCCTCCAGCCGCGCCAGAAATTCGTCGCTCAACATATCGAGCCCGCCCGTCACTTCCGCCACGTTGCCATCCAGCAGCTCGCCCAGCGGATCGCCCGCCGCCTCAACCACCACAGGCGCCGACGAACGAAACTCCGGCGGCAGCAAATCGTCCTCGAAATGCCGCGTCTCGCCCGCCGGGATCATCACCCCGCCAACGTAGATCGGCATCTTGCCCCTGTTTTCGATTGGTACGCGCATCACAATCTCCTGAAAAATCCCCCGGCCATCAGGCCGGGGGCAAAGTCCAACGAGGGAGGAAACTCGTTACGAAGCGCGGGCGATACGCCCGGCGGTGCTGAACAGCACAATCGACGTGTAGCAGCCCTTCAACGGGGTCGGCGTATGCAGCACCACGAATTGATCGCCGTAGGCTTCCTTCTTGCCGGTGAAGCGGCCATTGCTGTCGCGCTGATCCTGCAGCTCGCCCATCTGCCACGGTTTCATCATGCGATAGCGGGTATTCCCGCGCTCGCCGATCACCACGCGCGTATCGCCCATCTGCAGGCCCGGCGCGAAGCTCTTGAAGTTCGGCACCCCGCGCACGCTGCCCAGGTCGCCGGCCGCCGTCACATTGGCCGCGCCACGGTCATACAGCGCGGCAAACTGCGCCGCCTGCAGCACCTGCTCGTGCACCGCACCCGCCATCACGCCGAAGTTGGCGCGGTAGTAACGGGTATCCTCCAGCACCGAACGGCGCAGGCCGTAGCGATACAGGAAATCGTCCCACTTGGCCGGCACGGTCGCAGTGCCCAGGTCGGTGTCGAACTTGTACACGTTGGTCGAGTAGCTGTAGGTGATGGTCAGCGGCCATGCGCTGGTCGGCGTCACCGAAGCGCCGGCTTCCGAAACGAAACGGAATTCGCCCAGGTTGTAGTCCATCGTCCAGTAAGTACCAGCCGACTGCGTGCCGGTGCCGTCGTACTCGTTGCGCGCCACGCTGTTCAGCGTGACCACGATGGGGTTTACCGTCGATCCGACCTGATTACCCTGCAAGTCATAAACCTTGCGCGGCTTGACCACCGGGAAATTGGCCGTCACGAAAATCTTCTTCGTGCCGTTCACATCCGAAGTCAGCGTGTCGTTGCCGGCCGCCACCGCAAATTCGTCGCCGGCATTGACCACCTCATTGAAGATCAGGCGCTCGGTATCCTCGCCGATGATGCGCGAAGCATTGCGCACGTTCTCCGCCACGCTGTCGAAGTCGATGCGGCCGGCCCCGGTCAGGTAACGCAATTCGTCGGAAACCTCGAAGGCCAGCTTCTGCGGGATCGGGTACGCGGTATCCAGCGCCTGCTTGATGCCGGCGCGGGCGATGCCCTGGCCTTCATACTTGCGGGTGGAGTCGCGCCCGGCGCCCGCCGTGTCGCGGTAACTGTAGGGAATCTGCGCCGCGACAGCGAAATCCAGCGAGCCGACATTGACGAACTGCAGCGACACCAGCGGATACAGCGCCTCGCGGATCACCGTCCGTTCGAACACCGCCGGCACCGACACATCCGAAATCAGGCCATCGCCGCCGGCCAGCATCTTGTGCTCGCGCTGCAGATCGGCCCCGCGCTGCGCATCGAACTGCGCCAGCACCTTCTCGACGAAAGCGGCATTCGGCGAATCCTTCGGCACCGTCAGACCCAGGCGCTTGTCGACCGACTCCTGCAGCGCCTTGACCGCGTTCGACTCATCCACCGTGATATGCGCATTACCCCGGAACGAGAAGCCGGTCGCCGTCAATTGCTTGGCCGCCTCCAGCTTCTCCTGCATCCCCACCTGCGCAGCAGCCAGCGCCTTGATCGCGCCCTCCGACATATCGGCGGTGATGACGCCGACCATCTCGGCCTGCAGCGCCTTGCGGGTTTCCTCCGGCAGCGCCTTGCCCAGCGCGTCGATCGTCTCGCCCAGCAGCTTGCGCTTGCCATCCAGCCCCTCGGCCAGCTTCTTCGCCTGGTCGTCGCGCTCTGCCAGCGCCTTGGCCACGGCCGCATTCACGTCCGCCGCATTCATGCCCTGCACCGTCACATTCACCGGACCGGAAGCCTCGGCCAGCTTCACCGCCGAAGCCATGAACGCCTCGCACAACTCGGTGCACTTTTTCTCGTCGCCGTCGCCATCCATCGCCGAACCCAACGCCGTCACCAGCGAGTCCGTGACACCCGAGGCCAGCTTCAATTCGCCGCACTTCTTGCGCAGCATTTCCAGATACTTGGTTTTCATTTCAGAAAGTTCCTTTTTCAGATCGTCCAAAAGTTTCGGGTGCAGCACCATCGCCGTCTCCCCGTCCGCTTCGCCCAACACCACCGGGTCCAACCGCTTGATGCAAGGCCGTGTCACAAGCCCCGCCCCCAGGAGCACGCATCCGTGGGGCAAACCCTTCTCGTTGTCGCGCCAATTCTCGTGATACTCGGCAGAGAGGTACGAAAAGCCGCGATTCTTCACCGCGTCCACGCCCATCGGCGTCCACTCCACCTTGGCCCGCAGCCGGTCGCCCTCGACCGCCAGCGCCACCACCTTGCCCGCCGCGCCGCCGTCCGGCTTGTGCGCCACGTCAATGAATACGTCCTGCCCGTAAGTCTTCTTGCCGAAATTCAGCACCATCTCGGAAAGCATCGGCTGCGTGATCGAGAACGCCCCATAGCGCGGGTCCGTAAATTCCCCCGTCCGCGTCACCGTCACCCATGAAGAAGGCTGGTTCTCACCCAGCCGGATCGACTCCGAAACGAAGCGCACCAGGCGCCCGTCGTCGCCCTCGGAAAGCCGAATCACCCGCCCTGATCTCTGCATGTCCACCCATCCGCCTGATGTAAAGGTGTCGCAGCGAGCACCGGGGGAGGAGAGAGAGGAGGATTCCCGCCACCCACCGCGACAATCGCAGTGTCGGCGGGGCGTATGGGCAAAAAAAGGGGAGGCCGCAGCCTCCCCGCATCGACACATGTCGCCAACTACATCAGGTTATCAAGCGCCGCGCTCACCTGACCGCCCACCGGCAGCAACAGATTTTTCAATCCAACCGCGTCGACCGTCGCATCCTCGTCCATCTGGCCAAGCATGTTGATGAAGCAATACAGCGCATCGCTGGCTTGAGTCAGCCCCAGCCGCGCCTCGTCGAGTCGGCCGCCGGAAACTATGGTCTTACTGGCCATGACGCCCCCCTTTCACGCACACCGAGAACGGCAGCCCGTCATCAAGGCACTCAAGGCAGCGCATCAGCACATCGCACGAACAGCGCCCCAGCGCAGCAAAGCGGATCACCCGGCCCGACTGGCGAATCGTCACATTGAAGGCGCGCATGTCACACCCCCGGCAGTTCGGGCTGTACGACGGTGCGGCCAATCACATCCAGCGCCGGCAAAGGCAAGGCCAGTAGCCGCGACACATGGCGCAGCTTGTCGTAAAGCGCTGCGCGCATGCCTGCTGCGGTCGACCGTTCTAAATCCTTCAAAATCGCCGAATGCAGCTTGTGCATGGCGATAGTCTGCGGGATCGTCATCGGCTTGGCTTCACGCGGAACCGCCCGGCCCTCCAGCACATCGAGCACCCACGACCGGAACGCCTTGGCCTTCTCGGTGCGGGCCAGCATCCCCAGCAAGTAACAGCCCCGCGGCGAGAAAATGCGCACCGGCTGGATGCCGCCGGCGGTTTGCAGATCGACGACCTGCGTCATCTCTTCGGTGAATTCGTCGGCGTTGCGCTCGAACAGCTTGGACATGTCAGAGCTTGGGTTTTTGTACTGTAAGGCACTTCCAATCTGGAAGCCCCTTAGCCATGGAATGTTGTGGATATCGACCACATCGAACTCGGTCGACTCGAACACCAGAACGGCGCTTGTGCTATCATTTTTCACGTTGATACCTCATCTTTCGTAGGGTGGGTTTGAAACATCGGCCCCCAGGTGTTCCACCACCTCGGGGCTTTTTCTTTGACCGTCAGGCCGTCGTCGGCTGGCCATTGCAAACGATCCCTCCTTTCTTCAGTCGGTAAATGATCTCAGCGTTGATCGTGCGACCGTTCTCGGCTGCCTGGCGTTTTACTTCATCGCGCATACCCGATGGAAAACGGACGATGTACTTATCCGCATCGCGGCTTGGCGAGCTTTGCTTCGTTGTCATAGGCTTTTTCTCCTGTTGATTATGGCGCTGCCCCAGTGCCATACGCACAATATAGGGCACGAGGGCATAACAATCAAGGGTTTTTTATGCCCTCGTGCCATTATTTATTAAATGCCCATGTGCCAGTATCCTGCCGCAATGGAAAAACGATCCCGCGCAGCGACCACAAGAGACTCGGAAAAGTACATCGTCCGCTTTCCGGACGGCATGCGAAACCGCGTCACTGAGGCGGCAAAAGCCAATAACAGATCCATCAATGCGGAAATCGTTGCCAGACTTGAACGCAGCTTCGCCGACGAACCCTTACGGGCTGGGGCGCTCGATCTCAACGGGCTGCTGTCTGCCGCTATTCTGCTGGCGAGCGACGAAACAAAGGATGACCCGGCTTCCCGGCAATTGATCGCCAAGGCTAAAGAGTCCGCTCAGCGCCTGGCCAAGATAATCAGTTCAGAAGCCCAGGATGCTGGCGCGGTCGACGGCAAAAAGTAAGCAAATTCACATATCGAAGCGGGTCAATGATGGGCAAGTGCATCTACTGCGGCCAGCCGGCAGGCTGGTTCAGTCACCAACACAAGGAGTGCGCTGCCGCGCACCTGGCGGAACAAGCCCGGATCGACAGCCTGCGCCAGAACGGCCAACAGCAAATCGCCAGCCGCGCCCATGCTGCCCTCAACGGCACCGCCAGCCTCGAAGAACTTCCCGCCGAAGTTGAAACACTGGCCAGCCAATCCGGATTGACACAAAACGACACCCGCGACCTGCTGGCCGAGGCATGGGAGCGTGCCGTAGACGCCTTCCTCGACGACGGCGTACTGGTCGAAGAAGAAGAGCGCCGCCTGGCCGTGTTCATGCGAACCAATGCGCTGGACATGCGCCAGCACCCGAAATATGACCGCCTGGTGAAATCCGCCGCCCTGCGCGACCTGATGAACGGCAGCCTTCCGCGTCAATTCGCCATCCCGGACAACCTGCCGATCAACCCACAGCGGGGAGAAACCATCGTCTGGGCCTGTGCCAACGTCGCCTACCTCGAAGACAAAACCCGGCGCCAGTACGTCGGCAGATCACAGGGCGTCAGCGTCCGCATTGCTTCGGGCCTTTATTACCGGGTCGGCGCTTTCAAGGGCCACGCCGTCGAGCACACCGAGCGGGTGCACATTGATTACGGCTGGTTCGTCGTCACCGACAAGAACATCTATTTCGCCGGGCCGCAAAAAAGCCTGCGCATCCCCTACTCGAAAATCGTCTCGCTCGAACCATTCAGCGACGGGATTGGCCTGCACTGCGACGCCGCCACCGCCAAGCCGCAGATATTCGTAACGGGCGACGGCTGGTTCACCTACAACCTGGTTACCAACCTGGCTCAACGCTAGGCGAATTTCGCATAGCGCGGTCGACGGCAAAAAGCAGCCGGATTTCTACTCCGGCGAGATCAGCATAAACACCTTCTCCGCCTCGACCTTGGCCGCGTTCTTGCGGATGCCGAACAGCTTGCGCAGGGCGATGATCTCGGCCTCGTCCTTCGAGGTGATGGTCAGGGAAAAAGTCTCTTCCTCTTCGTCGTCATTGCCGTCGCCGGTATCCACCTCGAGCAAGGCATCGAGTTCTTCGTCAGAAAACCCGGTCAGCTCAAGGTCGAACCCTTCGTTCTTCAGGTCGAACAGTTCCAGCCGCAGCAATGAACGATCCCAGCCGGCCTGTTCCGCCAGCTTGTTGTCAGCCAGCACATAGGCGCGGCGCTGCGCATCGCTCAAGCTATCCAGGCGCAGGCAGGGCACTTCATACAAGCCAAGCGCCAGCGCCGCCGCCAGCCGGCCATGGCCGGCAATGACCACGTTGGCGCGGTCAATCAGGATCGGATTGGTAAAGCCGAATTCCTTGATGCTGGCCGCGATCTTCGCTACCTGTTCATCGCTGTGCGTCCGCGCATTGCCGTAATACGGCTTGACCAAATCGACCGGAAGCACCTCGATCTGGATATTTTCAAGATTCATTTTGCCGAGCCCCCACCCTGTAGCGCATCCTTGACGACCTTGCGCAGCACCGCGCTGGCCAACTGGTGAATTGTTCCGTCCGGGTAGATCAACCCCAGCGCCTTCGCCCGCCGAAAAGCGGCAATCCCGTTCCCTGTCGGCAGCCCCGCCAGATCCACCGCCTCGCGCTCGTCAAAGCGGACGGTGCTCCACAGATCCGCAAACGACATGTCGCCAGTCACCGCCAGCGGCAATTCCTCGCGCCGCACCATCGGCCAAACCGCCAAAACCCGCTGCAGCGCCTTGTCCTGCACCACCAGCGCAGCAACTTCCCTGTTTTCGCTCTCCCGAAGAGATGCGCAAGCCTGTTTCAAGTCCATGGCTGATACTAAAAGCTCGGTTTAGTGCAAACCAAGGGGAAGAATCAAGCAACCCTGCGCCATCTTCTCGGGATATCAACTACAATCCGCGCGGTTCGCAATGTGGCGCGATCGGGGAGCCACCTTACCTCGCATTGTGAACCGCCCAAACGGGCGTTCACAATGCGCTCCGGTAGGTACTCAAGCGTTACCAGCTCGCGTCCCACAACTGCCCGTGTGACGAAATGGCCGATAAATTCACGCACTCGCGCCGGATTTTCCGCCGTCAGCAAAACATCCCGAAACACCCGTGCCGCCATCGCGCCATCATTCGCGCCGAGGTTGACCTGCGGCCCCGGATCGGCGTCGACCTGTTCGATCTCATGCTGCAGCCTACCCTGCCGCTCGCGCAGCTCGCGCAGCCGGGGGGCGACATCGTGGAGCGCCAGGCCGGCGCCCGCCTCGATAGTCTCGTACAGCCGCCGCAAGCGGCGATCCACGTCCGCCAGGTCGTTCGCCAGCGCATCGATGCGCGCCTGCTTCTCGCGCGCCCACTCGCTGGCCTGCGATTTCATCTCGAGGAGGATACCGGCGATGTTCTCGGGCGTGAAAATCCGCCCGGCGATGCTCTCCAAAAGCGCCGTGTCCAGCACATCGACCGGAATCCGCCGGCTTTCGCAGCCTATCCCTTTCAGGAAAGACCGGCAGTTGTAGTAGTGGTAGCGCACCCCGCCGCGCCCGTTCGCCGTCTCGGTATACATCGCCTCGCCGCACGCCTCGCACACCAGCAGGCCGGAAAACACCGCGTCGCTGCGGGGGCGTCCGCCCACGTTGCGCGGCGCCCTGGCGCCCATCTGAATTTTGGCCATATCCCATACCTCCATCGTCACAATCGCCTCGTGTGCCTGCGTCACGATCTCCTTGCCCCGGTCGTTGAACACGATCTGCCCCAGCACCGCCCGCGAACGCAGCACGGAAGCCACAGACGCCTTATCCCAGCGCTTCCCGCGCCGGCCGATGCCGCTCTCGTTCAGGCGCAGCGCGATTTCCTTCTGGCCGTGGCCATCGATGCACCAGCGAAAAATCATCCGGACCACCCGTGCTTCGCTTTCCACCGGCACAAGCTGTTTTCTGCGCCCAACGGGGGAGGATTGATAGCCAAACGGCACGTTTCCACCATTCCAGAACCCGTCGACCGCGTTTTTCGCCATTGATCGGCGCGTATCCTTGGCAATCGAGCGCGAATATTGCTCGTCCATGATCGCCACGATGCTTTCGATCATCCAAGCCTCGTCCGATTCGCCGAAATCCTGCGAAACGAACACCAGGCGCGTGCCCGATTTCTCCAGCAGCCGCTTGTTGAGCGCCGCATCGATGTGGTTTCGCGCAAAGCGGCTCGACGACCAGCACACAAAATAGTCAATCCGCAGCTCGTCGCAGTAATCGAGCGCCGCCAGGAAGGCCGGGCGGTTCGTCGTCCGCCCCGAAATCCCGTCATCCCGGAACACCTCGCGCACCCGAGCCCCCAGGGCCGCCGCCTTGGCGCGGCACTGCTCGATCTGGCTCTCGACCGGCAGGCCGTCATCCGCCTGTCGCGCCGTGCTCACGCGGGCATACACCACCGCCGACTTTTCGCGCTCTCTCATTCCCGAACTCTAGCCCGCTTCGCGATTTTTTTGATGTTGGTCACATCCAGCGACTCACGAAGGTTCTCCAGCAGGGCGCGGTGGATGGCGCCCAGCGGCATGCCCTGCGCCGCCAGCGCCTCGATATAGCGGTTCCGCTGATACCGGCTGTAAGCCGAGTAGCAGCGCAGCTTCGGCAAGCGGGCGCCGCCATCGTGGCGCACGCTTTCGTCGTTCGACAGCATCCGCCAGATATCCAGCCAGGCGTCGAACCCGACGCGCTCCGCAATGCGCAGCCACACCCGAGGCAAGCCAATTTTTTCAAGCTCCGTAAACCGGGGGTCGCGGGGGGCGGGCTCCCCGCGTTTTTTTTCGCCGCAGGCGGGGGCGGGATTTGAAAAGTTCGAAAGGTCGCAATTATTCAGGTACTCACCCCCCCCGGCCGGGTCGCCCTGGTCGCCTTGCCGAACCCCCACCCCCTCGCCAAACAAATCAGCTTGTGCAATCTCGCCCGCCCCACTTCGCTTTTCAGTCATTCGACACCCCCGGAAACCCGCATAACCACGTTCACCGACTTCGCACGCTGGCAGAAAGCGAAATATGACAAACCAAGTTTGCCCGCGGTCTTATATAAGAGTTGAAAGCGCAAAACACTATCTAAAAACCTCGGGATTTTCATCGCCGCCAACCGTCGCCCCGAGTGCGCACCTGGCTTTGCGCCCGTGGCCTGCCCAAAAAAAGGGGTGGCGACGAGGGCCAAAGGCTGGCGGCTCATGGCGTGCGGCCCTTCAGCTGGGCCAGCAGCATGCTGACCGGCGTCTTGATCTTGGAAAGGGGATTCGACTTGTCTGAAACCCGCGTCAGCTTGCGCAGCGCCAGCTGCTGATAAACGTCCGTTGATTTCGGGTCGGCATGCCCCAGGAGCTTCTGCGCCGTGATCGTCGGTACGTCGTCTTCGGCCAGCTCGGTGCCGAAGGCATGGCGCATCGCGTGCGGGTGCAGCAGCTTAGGGTCGACGCCCGCCTTGATGCCGTGGCGCTGGATGACCTGCTGGATTCGCTTGCGATTGAATCGGCGCTTCTCGCCCCGGTACTCATGCAGCGGGATATCGCTGCGCCGCAAGGTCACGAACAGCACCTTATCGCCATCGGGCAGCAGGCGGTCGACGCCCGGCAGATCGGGGTGATCGATATACAGCTGCACCAGGAGCGCCGCCTGCTCGGGGATCGGAATCTTTCGCTCGCGCTCGCCCTTCTCCACCACCTTCAAAAACAGCCGGGGAATCCCGTCGACCACATCGCGCACCAGATTCGACTCGTTCAGCGCAGCCAGGCCCGAAGACCGCAGGCCACAGCCCGCCAAAAACGCCATCATGGCCGCATCGCGCACCCCGGCCAGCGTGCCGAAATCCGGCTGCCACATCAGCTTCTCGATATCGGCCAGCGTCATCACGCGCGGAATCTTGCGCCCCACCTTCGGCTGCGGAACCGCCGTTGCCGGGTTGCGCTCGATATGGCGCTGGCTTTCCGCCCAGATGAAGAACCCGCGCACCGCCGAAATATGCGTGCGGCGCGACACCGGGTCTTTCAGGCCCAGGTCGAAAAGATACTTGCCCGTGAACAAGATCAGATCCTCGTGGTTCGCCCGCAGCGGATCGCGCCCGGCGTCGCCCATGAACTTCGCCAGGCGCGTCAGGGCCAGCCGATAAACCACCGTCAGCCGCTCCGACCGGCCCTTGTTCAAGCGCATGTACTGCAGAAAATCCTCGACGAGACTATAAAAGTTCATTGCGCACCCCTTTCAAAGCATTGCTACGGAACAACTCGAACGCGGCCAGATCGAGCGCCACCAGGCGCGTCACCCGGCGGCCGGCGAACGTCTTCTCACACTCACCAAGCACCAGGCCGCGCTCCGCCAAATACCGCTTGAACGTCCGGGCAGAAAACCCCGACCACGCATGCCGCAAATCATCGCCAGGCGCATGCACCACGAACCGCTCCATGTCGCTCGCCCGGAAGAAAAACGCCGGCTTGTCCAGCCACACCCCATATTTCATCGGGTAAGACAGCGCCCCGGCATGCACCGCAACCCGCACCGCCTCAACAATCTTCACCACGCTGGCCGCCAGCGCCTCGCCCGTCGACGAAACCGTCGCCCAATGCGGCACCGGTTCGCCCGTCAGTTCCCGCAGCTCGTGCAGGTTACGAATCAACATGGCCCGCAACGCACCCGAATGCGCCGTGCGCAGGCGCCGCATCAGCACCGCCCGAAAATTCAACAACTCCAATCTATCCCGCTCGCCCAGCTCAAGCATCGTCGCTCCCGGTCATCTCACACGCCAAAACACTACCAGCAAACCACCACAAAGAGGAAACAAACTGATGGAATGATGTAGATAGGCGACCGCGAAACCCCTCGAAAAACCCAAAAATCAGGGGGGGCGCAGAACACGGCGGAAATGGTGGATTGCCCAACATTCAGAACAAAATTCAGATGAATCAGACAGTTACCATCCACCATCATCCACCAAATCCCCAAAAACGCTACATCAAGTGAACCGCAACTGCTGTAGCGTCAAAAACTCTTTGGTGGATTGACCGCCCCTTTTGGTGGATGGCCTTTTCTTCTTCTTCTTCTTTGTTTACAAAGGAAAAAGAGAGAGAAAAGAGGCCAAAAAGCCAAAAACGCTTGGTGGATGAAAAGGCCGGTTTGGTGGATGGCGGGGCCGGTTTGGTGGAAGTTTCGCCCCATTTGGTGAGGCACTTCTGCTCCAAGATCAATGACTTACGAGCAAAACCCCCGGCCATCCACCAAAAAAGTGTACACCGCCCGCCAACCTTTGGCCGCTGCGGCGCGGGGTCAAAATTTTTTGGAGCCGACCGGCCCCCGCCTTCCGAGGAAGGTTTTAGGGCGCGGCCCGATCTACTCATGAGGGGTGCGGGGAGAAGGCGCAGGGCGAGCATTACCCGGCTTTTCCTCGGTTGACCCCGAGGGCCACGCGCTCGATGGCCGCCTCGGCTTCACCCAGGCAGCGCAGCGCGTTCTCGATGTACGCCGCCGGCTCGAGGTACGCCGAACCACTCTGCAGCGCCTCCAGGTCGGGGCGGATCGCCGCCAGCCAATAAACCACGTCGGCCACGTCGTCCAGGTCTTTGGCGTTCATTTGCCGCCCCTCGCCCGCGCCTGCCTGTAACCCTTCACCATCGCCCGGCCGATCCAGTACGGCCACAGGAAGGCGAACAGGCAGCCCATCGCCACCAGCTCCAGCGCGCCAATCGGCTCCTTATCGACCGTGCCCAGCGCGTAGCCAGCGAACAGCGCGCCGGCAGCCGCGTAGATTGAAAACAGCAGGTTCATCACGCGCCGCCTTTCATGCTGTCGTACACCGTCACCAGCCGCCTGTAAGCAATCTCGGTGTGGTGCCTGCCCTTCTGGTCGATCAGATTCTTGACAGCCGCCAGTAGCTCGCCGCGCTGCGCTTCAAGCGCAGATACCGGAATCATTCCGCGCCGCTCTAGGGTTTCAGTGGGAATTCCTTCGCAGGCATTCACGCAGGCGACGATGCGGCGGGCATCGGCATCGTTGTAAATTGCTGCAAACGTCGCTTGGTCGTTTTCAACCAGCGTGAGCAGGGATAGTTTTTCGCTGTCGACTGGAACAAGATGCTTGATTCGACCAGAGTCGTTTTCAACTTCGCATAGGGTCCACGGCTCTTTCGTATGGCTCATCATGCACCCGCCTTTACTCTGCCGTCGTCGGGAATCTGCGCATTCAAATTGTTCTCGCAGCGGATACAGGGCTCGTCCCGGTCGGTGCCGTGGCGATGCAGGCAAACACAGCACGGGAACGCCAGCCGCGTCTCAAATGCCGGGTCGACCTCAAACTTGTCGCTGGTTACTCCCATCACTCTCTCCTCAAAAAAGACCAGCCGAATTCAGCCGGTCAAAACAATGCGGGTTCAACCAAAGGCACTCGGTTCTAAGCGATGTTCCGCGACCCGCAGAAATTCGGGACTTGGTGGTATTCGCGTACCAACCTTCCAGCTCGAGTGAATAAAGCGCTGACGGATAGCCGGAAATGACCACCATGCCTTTCAGCGAACAACAGGCGCGCAGCAGTTCAATGTGCTGATCCACCGTCAGCTCATGGCGATAAAAACGGTTGCTGCCGGCCACCCGCGTTTCTGGCAGGTAAGGCGGATCGATGTAATGCAGGGTGTCTGGGCTGTCGTGTTGACGCATCACCTCGATCGCCGGACGCGATTCAATCAACACGCTGAGGAAGCGTTCACCAACATCGCCAATTCCGGCCGGATACGCCGCCCAAATGTGCTGGGCAGTGCTATAGGCCCGCTTGCTATCAATGCGAAACCCCATGGTACCTTTTGTTGCCCCGGCCGATCCGAAACCCATTGAGGCGCGAACACATAAACGACGGGCGCGCTCAACGGGCTCATCCGTCGGCAAATAGGATTCTTCAAACTCGGCGCGGCTATAGGGCGTCATCACCGTCGCCTCGATCAACCTAGATCGAGTAACGGGATCTCGAACAACCCGAAAGAAATTGACGACATCACCATCCAGATCATTGTAAATCTCGGCATAGGCACGGGGTTTCTGCAATAGAACGCCCGCCGCGCCGCCGAACGCCTCGACATATGTCACATGAGGCGGAAAATGACGTATTACCCAAGGTGCGAGCCGAAATTTCCCCCCGTGATAACGGAAAGCAGGATTTCGAACGTTCATCAGTTCAGCTCCGGCCGATGCACGAACACCCCGAACTCCTCCAGCCTGGCCAGCGACACCGCCGCCATCCGGTTATAGCGCCGGTTTCCAATCGTCTTCTCGCTCTCGCCGACGATCACCCCGGCCTGCTCCATCTGCTGCTTGAACACCCGGTCACTCTTCACCGGCAGCCCGTTCCAGAACTCCCGCAGCGCCGTCGTCCGGCTCAAGTGGTGCATCACGTCGGAGGTGCGGATATACAGGCACGCCTCGCCCGCCGCGCCGTGCTCGTCGATGCGCCACGGCCCGTCGTAATGCCCGGCCGCGATCTCGCCCACCACCGTCTCCATGATCCACACCCACGGCTGGCGGTCGGCGCTCGTCTGGCTGATATGCGCATTCATCTCGGCAAACAAATCAGTGAGGAACGAACCCGCCTTCGCATCCAGCCCCGCGAAATCGCACAACAGGCACCACGCCGTCATCACCGCCGCGTAATTGTTCGCCATGCGGTTCGCCCCGTCGTCCTCGCCCGAAGCCCGCGACGATTTCGCGCACGCCTCGCGGCAACGCTCGAACAGCGCCCGCACCTGCGCCGCCGTCAGCCCGGCCAGATACTCCAGCCACTGGCGCACCGGAAAGCGCGGCAGATCGTCCGGCAGCAGCGGCCCCTTCTCCTTCAGCGACGCCCGCACGATCTTGCCCGTCAAACTCTTCACCGGCACATCCTCGCCGGCCAGCAACACCGGCGCCGACAGCAGGAACTCCAGCATGTCGGACCCGCGCCGGTTCAACGTGTACTGATAGTTCTCCTGCAGAATCGCCACCGCCTTGTCGATCACATCCTGGCGCCGGGCGCTCAACTCCTCCCAGCCCACCGGATGGCTCGTATGGCTCACCGACGTCAACAGCCGGAACTCCGTCTGCAACGACTGCCCCGAAAACATCGTGAACGCAATTGCCCGCTCCAGCCGCTTGATCAGCGTCGACTTCCCCATCCCCTTGCCCGCCTGCAACACCAGATGCGGCCAGAACCCCAGCAACGCCTTCAAATGCCCGCCCAGGCTCCACACCAGCAACTGCCCCGCCGCGCTCTTGCCGAACGTCTCGCCAAACGCCTCGAGCACCCGCCGCGCATCCTGCTTCGAGCCCGTCGGAAACGTCATGTTGTGATACGGGCACTGCTGCTCCGGATTCTGGAAATAACAATCCGGCCCCTCGTTCACCACCAGCTTCTCGTCGCGCCAGCACAGCCCCACGAAATTCGACGCATGGCGCGCCCCGATATGCGCCGCGTTCTCGAAAATATTCACCAGGCGGCTGAACTTCGACTGATCCCACACCGGCCCGAACTTCTTCCACACATCGATGTTGTGCAGCTTCTCGTCATCGACCACCTTGCGGATCAGCTTCGCCCCGTGCCGCGTCGTCTGCACGCTCACCGAAAACAGCGTCTTCGGCTGCGTATCCGGGTCGCCCGTCATCGTCGCCGTCGCCCCCTGGATCGCCACCCGCGACACCGCCGCAATGCGGAACCCCGCCAGCTCGCGCATCGAAAGGCGCGGCGCCACCCCGTCGCCCTCCTTGTCCTCCTCCACCTTATCCACGTAACTCGTGAAATCCGGCCGCACCCGGAAGCGCCAATACAGCGCGTCATGGTGAAAAGGCAGGTACAGCCGGCGCTTGCCCGCCGCCCGCGAAAACAGATCATTGTCGCGGCCATGCCCCGGCATCCCCGGAATCGCCCACTGCTCCAGCCGCCACAGCGCCTTGCGCAAATCATCCGGCCCCTGCGCCTTCAGCAAATCGTTCACGTCATTGACGCCCCACTCGCTGAAATCCACCATCACCGCCGACACATCCAGCGCCACCAGCCGCTCATGCAGCGCCCACGCCGCCTTCAGCCCCGCGCAATACCCATCGTCGCCCGGCTCGTCGTTATCCGGCACGATGATGATCTGCTTGCCGCGCGCCCACTCAAACGAAATCGTGCCCACATTGCCCACCCCGCGCAGCGCGAACGCCGCCGTCTTGCCCGGCATCTTCGCTGACTCAATCGACAGCGCATTGATCGGCGATTCGGTCACATACACCGTCTCCGCCGCATGCAGCCGCTTGATGTCGCTCGTCCAGCCGTAGCCGTACTTCTCCCCCTGGCACGTCGTCTTCACCCCGCCGTTCAGCGCCGCGTCGAAATAACGCAAGTCGACCGCCATCACATGCCCAGGGTTCAGGGTGCGCACGATGAACGCACACGCCGGCCCCCCGTGCATCCGCTCCCCCGGCTGCACCGTCGGCGACACCCAGTCATTGAACCCCACCGCCCGCTGCAACGCCGCCCGCTGCGCCACCTCCGGATCAATCCCGCGCGCCTCGACCAGCCAGTCCACCCCGCGCTTCACCGACGCCAGGCAACGCTCGGCGATATACTCCGCCCGGCTCTTCTCCACCGGGGGTGCGGGGGCCGTTGAATGCGGATCGGCCCGCCGCTCAGGCAACGGCACCCCGGCAAACGCCGCCACATCCTTCAGCGCCTCCGCCCGGCTCAAGCCCATCACCCGCTCGGCAAAATGGAACACATCGCCCGCCTTCAAATCAGCCGGCGCGCCGCACGAATAGCACTTCCACGAATTCTTTTTCGTATCGACGTTGAAACAATCGTTGTGCGAACAGCACGGCGCCGGGTTAACAAACGTCGTCGCCCCCGATTTCGTCACCTTCGCCGCCGGCAGCTTGTACTCAATGTAATCAACGAGGGAGCAAGCCCCCTTCACCTCGCCGAAAATTCGGTTATCGGATGTCATTGTGATTTTTCAAAAGGGTGAATGCTGTAGCCGCCACGCGCGGAACCTGTCCATTGCCAAGGGCTTTAAGTCGGTCCACCCGAGCGGCCACCCCATTAGCCACTCGACCCAATCGGGGTTCAAGCGCATTGGCGGGGTCTGTTGGCCAGGTTGAAAAGACTCCCGTTCCACCGTGTAATCCAGCCGGTCGTCCGTGCTTGCCCGATTGTGATTCGGTGCCCATCCTTTCGACGCCGACGCCGACGCCGTTGGCTTTGGGTATTTTCTGACCGCAGTCGCCAGCCCGTCCCCGGACGTCGGCGACACCCCTTTGCGGTTGTAGTTGCCGCATACCGTTGGGGTAGGCCACAAGCCAGATACGATCCCGCTGATGGGGCGCTCCGCAGTTGGATGCCGAAACACAGCACCACTCTGCATCGAACCCCATTTCGGCAAGATCACCGAGGACGATGGCAAGTCCTCTTCCCACAAGCAGTGGGCTGTTTTCCACGAAGACGAGGTGCGGTCGAACCTCACCGACGATGCGGGCCATTTCGCGCCACAAGCCACTTCTACCCCCCCCCCCGCAATGCCCGTGCCAGTACCGGCTGCGCTGATTTCCTGGCATGGGAAGCCGCCAGAAACGACGTCAACAAGGCCTCGCCATGGGCGTCCGTCAAAGGTGCGCACATCATTCCAAACCGGGAAAGGCGGGAAAACGCCGTCGTTTTGCCGTGCGACAAGAACGCTCGCTGCATAGGGATCGAACTCGACGGCACAGACGGTTCGCCAACCGAGCAGATGCCCGCCGAGAATTCCGCCACCAGCGCCTGCGAAAAGAGCCAACTCATTCATATATCCGCGAAACGAATCCCCGACGAATGCACGAAGCGCCGCGTCGTTTTACCCCGCAGCGCCAGACGAAACCCCTGCACCTGCCACTCATCGCCGGACAGCTTGCGCAGCGGCGCCGGCACCATGCCCGGCTCGCCGACCGCCACCCAGGCCGCCGGCGCGTCCAGCACATCGAACACCTCCTCCCACGGCACCGGGCAGCCATCGATCACCCGCCGCAGGTCGCCGACCGCCACCCACACCGGGGCCAGCAACAACGTTCCCGGCCGCGCCAGAATCAAATGATCGAACGACCGGAACACCCGGCCATCATGCGAGAAGGCGGACAGCGTTTCGAGGGGAATGCGCAACAAAGAGGGATGGGTCATAGCGGCCCCTCCGGCACATGCGCCCACCACGAAGGCGCGGGGCACGGCATCGCGGAAACATCAAACCAAGTCGCGCCATCCAAATAGCCCAGCCATACCTCGGCGTCTGGCCATGCGAGAAGCACCGTTTGCGCGTCATCGGGCAACCCATCGGCGACCGCCAGCCACTCAATAACCTCGTTCATGATCGCGCCTCGCGGATTTTCAGCATCTCGTCCGCCAGTTCGGCAGCCGCCGCCGCGACCGCAGCGACATCCGCGAATGCGTAATACCTAATCATGATGGTCATCGCCGCGCAAAAATAGTCGTCCCACAGCGTCAACCGCAGCCGCCGGCTTTCCCGCTCCAGATACTGCACCTGTGCCTCCAGCGCCCGCACCTCGCCAGCCAGTGAGTCGTGATCGTTCATGCCGGACCCCACAGCAGCCGGACGCCGCCCTCGATCCGCCGCACCTCGCCGGCCTCGGCCAGCGCATACAGCAAGTGCATGACGCTCTGTTTGGTATAGCCCGTATAGCCCATCACCCAGTTGGCCGACACCGGCCCCTCGGCCGCCCGCACGCAATCCAGCACCTGCCGGCGTTTCATGGCGGCCACCGGCTGCGCCGGCCGACGCCCCGGCGTGTCATCGACGGGCCACCACGACGGGCGGCTGATCTGCTCCAGATAAATCCCCAGCATCCCGCTCATGCCCGCCCCCTTCCCGAGTCGTCCCGCACATTCGCCGCCTTCCATTCCTCGATTGCCGCCTCGAACAATCGCCCCGCCTTGTCCGCCATGTGCACCACATAGGCGTCGCCCAGGTGCTGCTTCTTCGCCACCAGCGCCAGCGCCCGGTAACCCAGGCGCGTCAACCGCCGTTCGCGCTCGCTCACCGCCCTCATGACCGCCCCGCGCCGTCGATGGCGAACGACTCCGCCGAAACGAACACCTGCACCGGCCCGACCACAAAATAACGATCACAGCCGCCGTCCTCCATGTCGCACAAGGCCAGCGACGGCGCCGACTGGCAGCCCTCGCCCAGCAACGCCGGCACCTCATGCAAGCAATATGGGCACGCCACCCGCACCGAATTGATTTTCAGCATGCCGCACCTCCTTCCCGGTCGCGTTTAACGCCATCGCGAAACGCCTGCAAGGCGCTGCGAATCTTCGGCAGGTAGTCGACGCCGTTTACCGCCGCCACCCGTGCCGCCACATCGTCAGGCACCACCAAGACGTGAATCCCATCTTGAAATACCTGCGCCATGAGCGCGCCGCCGCGCCGAGCGATGGCCACAAACAACGGGTTAAGCGCCTCGCGCTGGGTATCGGTCAGTTTGATAAAAGCCCGGTTCATGCCGCCACCCCCGCAAACTCGCGCCGCAGCCTGGCCGGCGTCATCCGCCCGCGCGCCGGGAAAGCCTGCGCCACCAGCTCCGCCGCGCCGCCGCTCGCGCTCTTGCGGCTCATCGTCAGATAGCGCATGCACGACCGCGCATCCGTGTGCCCCAGCAGCCGCGACAAGCGCGCCAGAACGAAGGTCGGATTCTCCGACCCCGACGACTCCACCACCTGCGCCGCGAAGGCATGGCGGAACCAGTGCGGCGACACCTCGCCATCCACCCCGGCCAGCCGCGCCCACTCCTTCAGCGCCAACTGGAAAGCCCGCACCCCCAGCCGCTCGCCGCGTCGCCCCACCACCAGCGGCCCCGCCTCATCGGCCGGCAGGCGCAGCGCCAGCAAATCATGGAACGCCTGGCCAGCCTCGCCCTTCAAGTGCACCGTTAGGTCGCAATACATCCCCTTGCGCCTACTTGCCGGCACGAACAAATAGCCAAGGCGGAACGCCGTCCGCGCCTCGCCCACCGAAAGGCTCAGAAACTCGCTGATGCGCATGCCCGTCGTCAGCAATGCCCGCATCACCCCCCAATCGCGCTTCGCCTGCCAATCCCCGCGCGTCTTGAACCAGCGCCGCAACAGCGCCTCCTCGCTCACCAGCAAACACCGATTGCTCATCGCTCTCACTCCTCAAGTCGGAAGCATCAAGGGCTGCCCCCGTGCCCAAAAACACCGCAGCGAACAACGCCGCCTCAATCCACGTTCTTGCGTCCACGCCGCCCTCCCCACGTCACCGGCGCCGGGCCGTAACCTTTCTCATGCAACTCATGACGAAAAAGCCGCGCGAACGCCGCGCAAATCGTTCCGTCGAAGGCAACCGTCGCCCCCGCCGGCAAGGCGTCGCGCACCACCGGCACCGTCGCCTTGCGCTTATTGGCGGCCATGACCGTTCGCCCGGCGCAGCCCGCGCAGCCGCTCCACCAGCGCCAGCGTTGCCGCCGCCACCTCGTAAGCAGCCTCCTCGATCCGCGCCATCGCCACCGGGTCAATTGCCCCGTCGTCAATCGCCACCTCGACCACCCCGGCGAAAGCGCCCAGCCGCACGTCGCGCTGCAGCACCATGTTCAACAGGGAAGCGTCGGAGACGCGGGAATAATCCGGCTTCTCGAAAGCCAGGAAGCCGCAGGTATCGGCAAATGCATGCAGGATGCGGAAATCGTGCGCCGCCAGGCTCATCGCCACCGCCATGCCCAAGGGCAGCGTGTGCGTCTCCTGCTCCGGATTCACCCGGTTGAGGAACGTGCCTGCCGAAATACCCAGCTTGCGCGCCAGCCCGCTCGCCCCGTCCGGGCGAAAGTCATGCGCCACCCGGTAGGCCGCCTGATTGACATCCATGTGGACTCCCCCTCTCCGCCAACTATCAACGCGGGGAACACACGGGGAAACTGAAACTGCCGATTGCGAACCGGCCCCGGTTGCTCACCCGACCAGCGCCCCGCGACCGCTCGCAACGGCGGCGGGGCGCAAAACTTGTCGCCTATGCCGCCTTGTCCTTTTCGTACAGCGCCGGATCGACCTGCAGCGCGCCATCGGTCAACGCCTGAATCTGGTAAGCGCGCCCCATCGGCACGACCTCTGGCCACTGCGACACCGCCGCCCGGTCAATATCCAGCCGCCGCGCAACCTCCGCCCCGCTGCCGAAAAACTTCAAAACGATTTCTTTGCGCATTTTGTTCAATTCACTTAACAGTGACTAAATGTTAAGACAACTGAACGCAAGAAGTCAACACACTTAACGCGCCGCGAAGAATACTTAACACATGAGCTTTGCCGACCGCCTGAATCAATGCCTCGCCGTGCACGGCATCAAGCCCGCCACGCTCGCGCAGCGCTGCGGCGTCTCGCGGACTACCGTCAAATACTGGTGCGACGGCACGACCAAAGACCCGAAGACCGGGCACCTGGTCAAACTGGCGGAAGTCTTCGGCGTCGAAGTGGAATGGCTGCGCACCGGCGACGGCGGGCGCTACCCGCTAACGCGCCTGGCCAGCGACCAGCCGGCCGCCGCCTACGTCGTCCAGCACCTGCCGGAAAAAACGCGGGAATTGCTTTGTTGGCTCGAAGACCTGCCGCCGCCGATCGGTGAGGCCGTCTATCAGTTGGTCAAGGCGCTGAACGAGGGGAAATAATCAGGCATCGGCAGTCACGCGCACGATGTTCGTCCCGTCGCTGCGGACGATGGCATGCTTCAAGGTGGCGACGGTAATGCCGGTTCCGCTGGCCCCGATGAAGCGCAGGCTCTGGCCGGTTCCGTTGTAGACCGTCCATTGCTTGTTTCCGACCAGCGGAAC